CTCGAAATGAGCTCCGAACAGTTAGTTGAAAGGTTAGAGTCAATAACGAGTGAGATACCGTTAAAACGCCTTAGAATGAATAATTTGAATGACGCAGAAAGAAAGATACTACTAAAAACTGATGATAAGATATTACTTTCCCCTCTACATATTGAAGATATGGGCGGTATAAGTATTTCGCAACTTAGAGCAAAGGCAACCATTATGAAGCAGAAGTATGGCATTAAAGTAATCTTTATCGACTACCTACAGCTTATGAGTGGACAAGGCAAAAACAACCAAAACCGAGAGCAGGAGGTGAGTTTAATAAGCAGAAGCCTTAAATCCTTAGCAAAAGAGTTACAAGTACCCATTATCGCCCTATCTCAATTATCTCGTAGAGTAGAGGAAAGAGGAGATAAGATGCCACAGCTATCTGACCTAAGAGAATCTGGTTCTATTGAGCAAGATGCTGATGCAGTTATTATGCTGATGAGGCCTAATTACTATGAGATGACTAACCCAATAGAGATTGGTGGAACAGAATATGCTACCAATGATTTAGTTATCTGTAAGGTTGAGAAGAATAGACATGGCACAACAAAAAACTTGCCACTTAGATTTTTACCAGAAACAATGACATTTATTGACTATACAAATTAAACTATGAAAACAGCAATACAAGAATTAATTGAACATTTAGAAATTATGGATTTGGAAGGAACATCTGTTTATAAAAAAGCGAAATTGTTGCTTATAGATGAAAAAGAACAAATAATGAATGCTGCATATTATGGTCATACAATAAAAAGTGAATTTTATGATTCAGAAACTTATTATTATCAAACCTATAACCAAAACAAATAACCTAAAATATGGGTAAGCATAATGGCTATAGGAACAGACGTAAGTTCGAGATAGAAGAGGCTCGTAATGCTGATGGTACCTATCAAGCTATTAAGTTGTTTGCTAAGAACACTAAGATTTTAGTAATACAGATGCCTACAGCATTGTTAGATGGCTTTATGTGGTTAGAATATGAGAGAGACAACCAACCTTCTGGCATAGCTGATAAAAATGTAGAGTTCTTTGCCATTAACTTTGATTTAAGGGATAGGATATACTTTATGAGGTCAGAAATGCTAAGAAAAAAGGCTCGTAGGTACTTTAGAGTGAACAATACTAAGGTCGAAGGAAACGTCAAATATGTGCAAGTTCCAATAGAAGAGATGATTCGTTATGTATAATATATATAAATATATTGTAACTTTGGTTTATGGCAACATACAAAACAGCTTCCGAGCTGACCAAAATGATGATTGACTATTTAGGACAAAGAGGGATGGAAGTATGGAGAAATAACAACCTTGCTGTAAAAGGTAGGGCGTTTATTGGGAGGAAAGGAGTTCCAGATATTATCGGTTATGATAAGAAACATGGTCAGTTTGTAGCTTGTGAGATTAAGAAGTTAGGCGATAGGATTAGTCCAGAGCAGTTTACTTTTTTAACTCAGTTAGGATTAGCAGGAGGAGCAAGTATGTTATGTAGCCAGACATCAGATGAAACAATAAAATTAGAAATATTTAAAGATGGCGAAACTAAAATCTTCAGCTGGAGGGAATCAGAAAAAGAATTTCGGCAAACGTAAAATGGGTAGGGCTAAAAAATCTTACAATAAACACAGTCCGAAGCCTAAACAATATAGAGGCCAAGGCAGATAAAAATTAAATTATGGAAAACTTAGAATTAGAAAACAAAGAAGAGAAAGTAGTAAAAGCTACAAAAAAAGCTAAAGAGTTTGTATCTAACGAGACAATACAACTTATTCAAGACATCTTGGATGATGGTACTGTAGACTTAAAGTGGAGAGAAGCCTTAAAAGCACAAGTAAAAAAATATAAAAAAGATGCAGAATAACTACGAGTACGATTCAGTCGTTGAGAATGTTATTAATCGTTTAAAAGACAGAGCAAGGATTGGCTTTGAGAAATACGGAACCGACCTTGACAGAAATGACCTAATAACAGAACAATGGATTGAACACGCTATAGAAGAGGCATTAGACTTTAGTCTTTACCTCACTAAGTTAAAAGAGCAATTAAAAAAAAGTTTATAACAATAAAAACCAAACAAAATGTCTAAATCAAAAGAACTCTACCTTGGGAGATGCTTTACACTAACAACAGCATTCGGTAGTTTAAGAAAAATCTCTTTAGGGCCAGATGACTTACAAAAGTTAAATGACTTTGCTAAAGATAACAAAGGATGGGCGAACATCTTAGTAAAGATGAAGAAGTCTCACAATCCTGGTGAATCAGATTTCTATGTAGAAATTGACCCATGGAAGCCAGATGGCGAAGTAAAAGAAAAACTACCTTTCTAAATTAACTATTATGAAAAATATACTTGAAGCAATGGTTGGACTTATAGCATTAATGGTAATGGTTTATGTACCATTTGCTTTTCTTATTGCAGAATGGAATCCTATGTTTTGGCATTTAACCTTTAGAGGTTTATATGTACTTTCTATTGTAGGATTAGTTACATTTGCAGTCAAAGAGTACCAAAAAAAGTAAAGTGTTGTGTTTTGTAGATAAATAGGTATGGGGGGCAGTTTCTACGTCCCTTTTTTATTATAAAAAAAGCCCCAGATTTTACCTGGAGCCTTCACCAAAACCAACCAAACACCTATGAGAGAGCATCTTAATTCTGTTTATTAGAACTATCATAAAATTTAGTTAAAACTGAGCCATAAAGCATAGCTTGATACCTCATTATAAAACTATTGATAGATTCATTCACATAGAAGTAGTCCTCATTTGTCATATACACAAAGCACCTTTCATCATTCTCCTCATCAGCAGTAACGCTAACTACTTGGTATATGTTGATATAAGCATCTGATTCCTCTGAATTATCTTGGAACTCATAGCTTTCATCTTCATCTTCTGTCAGTTGTATGATGTGCATTAACATTTGTGATACTATTTTTAAGAACAGTAAGTCGCAATTCTCTAACAATCAATTCAAGCCTTGCTTCCAAATTGCTTTTCTCCTTCATTAATTGGTCAATCTTTACGTCTACTTCTCTGCTCATACAAATTTACGATTTAAATAATACTGAAATAAAAAGTGCATACTGCATTGGTAATCAATGTAATACACACTTTAAAATATTTACTAAACTATTGTTACTTCTTAGGTAACCTAATAATCTTACTGCCTAATGGCATTGGAACAAATATAGCAACTCTTCCGCCATCTAACACCACTCCGCAGCCTAATGTTGGTCTTTTGGGGAAAGGTCGTGAATATTCCATAGCATAGGCATCAATATCAATACCACAGCCTACGTTCATGCCGAATATCATGTCCTTATCTGATGATGAGTATAAAACACCACCAAAACTATGGATATGATCTATAACAGTTGATTGTCGAGCATCTCTTGCTCTATTGATTGCACCAGCTTGTCCAGAACTACCAGTGCCATGAGTATATAGAACACCGTCTATTTCCCATTCTAAGGCCCATTTCCAGCCTTTAGGAGCATCCCATGCTTGTTCGTATGATTTGATGAATCTTTCTGGTAAACCGCTTGTTTGAGCCTTTCTTTTATGTAGGGCTGAGTGGTTACCGATACACACTTTAACATTAGGGAAAGCCTTGTACCACTTGTACATAGCTGCTTGAGCTAAATCAGCCTCATATCCAGCTCCATGACCGTCTGGTTTTGATTCGTGATAACTGATTGCGTGATTGTCTACTTCATCTCCGATATGTACTACTTCGGAGCATTGAAACTTGTTAGCCACTTCAAGGCAAAAGTTCCTATAAAGTGGATGACAGAATGGTTCGTGCGTGTCTCCTATGACAAGCACATTTTTTTTCGATGCCATATTGGTTGGTTTGGTTAGTCTTTGTGGATAGCATAAACAGTTTTATTATTTACTTTTAAAGCATCTAATACTTGCTTTCTGTTTTTGCCTAAGTTGTAACTTACATGAATCCATGAGTAATTAAACTCATTTATTAGTTGGTCAAATTCAAGCTCGTTCTTTATGTATTCAAAAATCTCTTTGTTTGTTACACCATCCACACCATCCATGTCTATATCGGCAGCTTTTCCCTCGCAATGCTGTGATTTTAAACTACCTCCAATGTAATGATTGAGAACCTTGCTTCTATATCCAGATGATAAGATAAGAGGGCCGAACTTCATTCTAATAGGCTCTAATACTCTTTCGCAAAGTATTTTAATATTCTGTATATGTTCTGAAGTTGGCTGATTAGACACACCATGTCTTTTAGCTGATTCGCTACGAGTAAATTCTGCTAAAGTAAAATGTGCTGTTAGTCTCATGGAGCACTAAATTAGGATTTTTTATTAAACTGCTTTTTTAAGAAGCCATACATCTGCATTCCTAACCAAGCAATAGTCATTAAATAAACTATTGATTGTAGCAAAGGATTGATTTGCACAATCCCAAAAATATTAAGCCATGATACGGCTGTAAATGTTATTCCTACTGGAGTTAAATCTGAGTTCAAATCGTTAAAGTTTGACATGGTTATTTCTTGTTAAAGATTGTTGTTACTACACTTGCTGACAATAAAGTAGCAGAATACATAAGCAATGAATCAAAAGCAGTTTGAGACAATAACGCTGTAAATATCCCAGTTATTGCACATAACAAAGAAAGCATACCAGCTACCCTTTTTGAACTAACTTCTGAACCTCCAGAAAACATATCCTTTATAAACTTTATCACTTTCTACCTATTTTAAAATACAAGCTACCAGAGTAACTCATATTATTATTTTTATTAATATTAAGATTAAGACCTATTAGAGCCTTATTTTTGGCATTTAGCATCAAACCAGGACTTAGTACTTCTAAGCCATTAGATGGGCTAAAATCGCCTCTTATGCCGTAAAAAAGCCTATACTTAGCTTTCTCTGCATAAAACTCCTTAACATAGATGGTTTTTTCGGTAATCTTGGACTCAAAAGACCTCGATTTGATACGATTTTGGCTGATAGTATCATTAATCACAAAGATATTAGAATCTTGATTAATAGTGTCAGAATAAGCTCTGCTTACGTTGTAGTCTTGTAGAATATAAGCTGTATCATGAATAATAGTCGTATCTGTAGCTATAATCACAAAAGGGATAGAATCCCCTTTTATGTACCGATTTCTGTACGTTTTTATGTACAAAGTATCATGTATCTCCTTAATCTTATTGTAGTTACTCATATCACTAAAGTCAGCCTTTTTATCGGTTTTGTGAAGTGACTCATAGGCAAATACGCCTAAGAAAAAGAATCCAATGATAAGTATATAGTCTCTAAGATGTTGCATATTATGCTAAAGTATAATCTCCAGTTCCTTGTAAACTAACAGAATAAGTTGCAACACCCTCAACTGGGCCTTCAACTGACACAGACTCAATATTACAAGTACCAGTAATTACTTTTGTGTCAACTGTGAAAGTAACAGTTATAGTAGTACCATTTTTTTGGTCTGTAAGCATATCAAAATAGTCATAATCATCTAAAGTGATTAGACCATCACAACTAATAGTATATCCATTAAATCCATACATATACTCTTTTTTTCTATTAGATGATTTGTTTGTAACATCTACTTGGTCTGATGATACCTCTAATGTGCAAGAAGTAGAAGCTGCAAATACAACTCCGCTTTTTCTTAAAATTACATTTGTTCCGTTAATTGCCATTTTATTATATTTTTATTTTTGTTAATTTATTCTGAACAATATCCATCTGGAATAATAGTTCCAGTTCCGCTTATTATTGAAATTTGTCCTAATCCACCAACAACTTCAGCACATTGATAGAATGTTGAAGGACTTGAAACAGTTTTTGCTAATAATCCACCCCCATCACAATCTAACCATTCTATTGTACCACCTCCAGCACTTGTTATATTTACTAAATATCTAATACAATTAGTAGGGTCACTAAATCTAAAAGGCCCTGCTCCAGTAACGGTAACAGAGTAAGTAGCTATACCTTCTACTGGCCCATTTAATGTTATATCTGTAATATAGGCTCTACCAAAAAATACATTTTGCTTTAAGCCAATAGCAGAAAACCTTACAACTATTCTTGTTCTGTTTAGTTGAAAGTCTAATAAATCTTTATAATCTACAGAATCTATTGTAATTAATCCGTCTGAAGTAACACTCCAGTCTAACATATCTATTTTGTAATCTCTAAACCAATCAGTATTATAATTAGTTACTTCAATTTGAGCAGTATTAGAAGTCATATTGCAGCTTGTAGAAGCAGCAAAAGGAACATAGTTGTTTGAACCTGCTCTGTAGTATAACGCTAAATTGCTTCCTAAAATTGCCATATTATATTTTTTATGCTATTGTATATCTTCTACACCCTTGAAATGATACTGAATAAGTAGCAGCCCCAGTAACATCTCCACTATAGGAAACACTCATTATGTTTGCTAGGCCAGTTATTGTATATGCAGGAGAAGTATTTACAGTAAATTTTATTGTTATTTGTGTTCTATTATATTGTAGATTAAGAAAATCCTCATAATCAAAACCATCAATTGCTATTAATCCATCGCAATCAACTGTCCAAGATGTTAAATCTGGCTTGTATTCTACAGCCCAAGCAGATGATATAGATGATACTGGCATTAATTCCATACTTGTTTGAAACGTACAATTAGTAGATGAAGAAAAGGCCACGTTTGATGAGCCATTAAAATAATATAAAATAACATCTGTTCCTAAAATTGCCATCTTTTTATGTTTTTAACTTACTATCCACTCAGATACCGCAGTAGAAGAGTTATTGGTATTTGTAATTTCTAATAATTGTATGCTATTATTTTGATTAATATATAAATTAGGACTAACCCTATTTAGTAAGAACTTTTTGCCATTATAAGATAGGGCATTAGTAGCCGAATCTGTAATAGTATAAGTATTTGCTAAGTATATTAAACCAAAAGCATTATAAGTTTCCCCCAAATCTCCTTCTAAAGTAGCATAGTTTCTACTTAATAAATTAGATAATTCTCTTGCTATTAAGTCTGGAAGTGAAGGGAATAGTGTTCCAGCAGCTCCAAAGCTATACCATTGTGATATTTGCGTACCATTAGCATAGTAAAGATTACCATATATGTTTGGTAAATCAGATTTATACAATCCTAAGAATGAAGTAAGCTCTTTGGTCAAAGAACCAGCAGTACTTGCCGTTCTTGTTATTAAGTAAGATTGAGCTATAGCAGGATTAATATTCTGTATTGCTCTTGGATTTCTAACATAAGCATCACCACCACTTAAAACTACAAATCGTATTTCTAATTTACCATATACGTCATAATTAGTTCCAGCTATATTGAAAACACCTAATGTAATTTCTCTTGAGAATCCTTGATACGAATTGTCTTTATTAGTATAATCTACTAACAAGTTAGTTGGCGAAAATGACCATGTTCCATCTGATTGTAAATGAAATGGACTATTGATAAAATTATTTACTGATACTCTAATATATAATGGACTTATTGTTCCACCATTATTTATAGCATCAAAAGATAATGAAAATGTTGTTGGATAAACAAATGGAGAAAAAACATCATTTGTAAATAAATTAGCAACTCCAGTATTACCTTCTAATCTTACTTCATCAAATTCTTCATTAGCATTTGTTATTCGTGTAACAGTACCACCACTACTTTCGACCCTATCCCAACCAGTTGCAAATGTGCTTCCTTGCTTAAAAGTAGAATTATGAGTATAATTTTGTGCTGCTTCAACCTTAGTATCAAGTTTAATAATTGGGTAGCCTTTTCTTGTTACTTTAGTTTGTGAGTTATTAATAAAGTGAACATTCCCTGCAGAATAAGGTGCTATAGTAACTCCATTGGCAATAGTACCAGAAGCAACAAGGTTATTACTTGAAGCATTATATTGTGAGTAGTAAATAGTAGATTTAGCCATTTCATTTGCTGACATTATCCACCAATTCCCTCCAAATTGAAACAATCTACAGTTAAATGATATCATTATTTGCTCAATAATGTCATATAGATTTTTACCAACTAAATCTCTTTTGTAAATATATGTTTGGTCAAATGGTTCAAATCCAGTACCATCTGCTCTATCATCCATAGCACTACCATAATAAGAACAAGTAGAGAATAAATCACCAAGCGTAGGGAATCCTAACCAGTTTAAGCCAGTTAAAATAACTGTTTTTAGCTTTATAGTTGTATTAATATTATCTGGATATGGGTAAATCAAATTACGCATAAACGACAAAGCATCAATACAAGTAATATTAACTTGCAAGTTGGCAGTTGTAAACGGAACATCTACATAGTCATTAAACATATAACCTCTCCATATTACTTTTTCAGTTCCACCTTGAGGAATACGAGTTAATTCAACATAATATTCTCTATCGTTAAAGCTAAGTAATACTGGGAAATTGTCATAATCAGCTTGAGATGACAATATAAAAGATATATTTAACTGTGAAGATATTATACCTGGTTCTGGCTCATCACTAATTGTATTTGGCTCAATGGTTATTGATGTAGGAGTATAATTATAAACAGCACCAGTATATCCATCTTTGTATATATTAACAAAAAGAGAACTTCCATCTCTTAATGCTTGTTGTAAATTATAATTTAAACCGTATGCCATTATGCTAAGATGATGTTTTGTCCTTTAATATTTGATGCCTTTTGTGCTCTATTTACCGACAAAAGTAAGTCTTGTCCTCTTAACACAAATGTACCACCACCATCACCACCAATCAAATCTTTTAATTTGTCTAAAGGAGCTACAACCTCTGGATTAGATGATGCACCAGGATATTCACCCATAAGACCCATTGTAGGCCCAGATACAATACCACCATTAGCAAACTTTTGCACTCCGCCACCTTCTCCACTTGTTTTAGATATACTTGCCTTTA